ACCGTCAACACTGATTCGAACCTGAGCGTAGTTGGAAGAACCGAGGGAGAGGTCTTTGACTCCTCGTCGAACCTCAATGACACCGTCCATATCGGTACCACCCTCGTTTCCATAGCGGACCTTCAGTCGCTTGCTGGAAACTGCAGTGGGCTTCTCGATACCGTATACCGTATGACCCCGGTCCTCAATATTGACCCCGGGGGCCTTAATTTCGCCCCGCTTGGCCAGAACCGTCTTGTAGTCCATGCCCGGAGGCACCAGGACCTTCATTTCGGTGAATTTACCAGTCGTCTGCTGCTGAACCTTCACCTTGTGGACGTGATAGCCCTCAGCCTCGAGCATGGCGGTTGCGGTCTTCATCTTGGTGCTTGTAACACCCATGTTGACCTCAACGCCGAGTCCGACGTCTAGAAGACCGTCCTTACCTACCTGCTTCTTGAGCTCCTTGGCCAGTGCTTCAGTGCTCCACGCCCTTTCTTTGAGGGTGGGGTCTAAAAGCGCTCGAACGGAAGACTCGTTGATGCCCATACGGCGACCAATGGCCGTGTTAGACATCCCCTTCTCCTTGAGCCGGGCCACCATTGCGACGTCAGCCTTACGCTTCTCGTTCTTAGCAATGGACTTCTGTGCTCGAAGCTGGGTGGTGGTCATTCCAAGGCCCTTGGCGATCTCAGTCTCAGAGAGACCCTTCGCCTTGAGGTCCTTGATGGTGGAAAGCAGGTCACCAGAGTGCTGGTGAGGGTCCTGACCAGAACCCCAAGGATAGCGCCCGGAACGGCGCTTAACACCATAGTGGGCGAGATCCATTAGGCCTCCTCTTCCTTGATCTTCTCGATCAGCTTATCAAACTGGATGATGGTGTCCATGATTCGGGCAATATCCTCGCCCTCGGGGTTGGCTACCTGAATATCGTCATTCTGGTAGATACGGAGCTCGTAGTTAATAGCTCCAGGACGCTCATCATACTCGAGGCAGAAGAGCGCGGCGTAGATCATGAGTTGATCAACCTTAGCCGGGTGAACGCCGGTCTTCAGATCGTGGATGCGAAGCAGGCCCTTGTCAAAGGAGATAGCGTCAGCAGTGCCAAAGCAGTTAACCGAGTAAAACAGGACTTGTTCCGGCTCCATCCGAAACCCAATAGCATCGTTAACATAGTTGTTGAATGTCACCTTGTTTCGAGGCATACGCATCTTCAGACGAATGTGCTCAGCGGCGAGCTCGTGAAGACGGGTGCCTTTTGCTGCGGCCTGGGAAGTCCGGAAGGACTCGATCAGTTTGTCGGGAGAGTAGTTGAGCCAGTGATACTTACTGGCGGAAAGAAATGCGTGGGCTCCATTAAGCTGTGAGTGATTGTTGAACTTCACTGAGGATCTCGCTCTCGTTCTCAGGGTAGATGAATGCTGCATACGACATGGCATGCATTGTCCGAACGTAGTGTGCTTGGTTCGGACGGACTGACGCAATAGCGCCGCGCTTCACCTCAAGGGCTGCCCAACGATTCTTGTAGAGAAGAATCAGATCGGGTATACCTTGAATGTAGTTGGGATCATTTTTCAGGATGATGATCCCCGGCAACATCTTGTTCAGCTTCTTGATGAGCTGAGCTTGGAATTGTGACTCACGCATAGTGTGCTCCTCTGGGTAAGCCTATAAGAGAGGATAGGCTTGTTTCTATCCTTCTTATCATTATATGCGTAGATTGCGACAAGGGGTGTCACACGTATTGTAGAGGGGGGTATTCTTGGAATGGGCGGGATTTTGTTACAGATGTGACTAATGTGAAAATTCGATCGATAAACATCATCAAACATCATCAAACAGCCTCAAGGAAGGGGTGGACAAAAAATACCCAAAAATCCCTATACTCATATATATATTAAAAAATCAATCAATCAATCAATATATATATTTTACAAAAAATGGCCACATTGTGACTTTTCGTTGCAATCCCAAGGAAAAGTCCACAATACGTGTGACACCTGAGTGTCCACTTTTTTGTCCACAATACGTGTGATGAGTAACATCTGTCACATCTGCAACATAAAAAATGGCCAGTGGGACGGAAAAATGGCCACCAAATAAAGAGTGACCACTCTCCCGACCCACCGTCACACGTATTCTAACCGACGAATGCCCTCTCGTTGAACACCTTCTTCGAGCTCAGCGACCGCCGAACAGCCTCATCTATCGAAGAATGAGACTCAAGAAAGTAGTACTTCAACCGAGAATATGGCGTGTTCAATCGGTCGATCCGACCCTCACACTGCTCCGTCACTCGCCAGGAATAGTTGAGGGACCAGAAGAGAACCGTATCGGTACTAGTACAGTTCCATCCCTCTGCTGCCGAGGTGTACTGACAGATATAGACCCATCGAGGTTCTGCTGGTATAGCATCGTGCCGATGTCCATTCCATTGCGCCGTAGGCAGTCCAAGGCTCTCTGAAACTGCAAGGATTCGATCGAGCTCATAGTTGTAGTTGTAGAATACGATAACCCTCTCATTGCTTGAGAGTATGCGCTTGGCTTGCTCTGAACGCCAGTCATTGTCACTGACCACCTTTCTCAAGATTCTGCAGACCCCACCTGCGTCTCTAAGGGGTTCCTCTGTCCAGGGATCCATCCTGTTCTTCACGACCCACTTGTACAAGTCACGGTCGTAGTCACAGTAGACAGTCTCCCTCTCACGAGTAGTGTGTCGCTCCACCGGCATCTCCACAAGGATACTCCGGCGAAGTCGCTGTAGCTTCGCCTCCCCTATGTATCGTTTGACCTTGGGGTATTTTGCGAAGCGATCAAATATGACATGGTCCTCCATGAACTCCGTACGAGTCCTGAAGAAACCATGAGCCATGAATACCGGGAGGTAGTCCATCCAGACATCTCCCGGGGTAGCTGAGAGCAGAAGCCAGGTGTTCTTACGAGTAATCTTCAAGAACTCCTTGACCCAGCGCCCACTGCCGGAAGCACGCTGCTCATCAAAAAAGAATACCGCGTGTTCTCGATCCGAGTACTTCCCGATGTTGTTCCACGAGTCCACCACAATGGATGAACCTGTGAAACTACATGCGGGATCTGTACTCAGACCGAGACGCGCAGCTTCTTCCTCCCACTCAAGGGAGTCCCGCTTCTTAGCGGTTGTGATGACATACAGCGTAGGGGAGCCCTTGACCTTCTTCTTAGCCAAGGACCCCCCTTCTTTGAACGAGGCGGCGTTACAAACCGACGTGAGGTACCACGCCAGGCTAGTCAGGGTCTTCCCCGAACCAACGCCACCTGCCAAGATGCTGCCGTTCTGCAGTTGACGCACCGCCTGGATCTGCTCAGGTCGGTACACAACTGTCATGATACTCGAGATCTCCTTTCCATCTCGGACTCGGTGCAGGAGCCGAAGATCCACTCGTCGAAGTTAGACTCGTACTCCTCGAGCAGCTTCGCCTTACGCTGGTACCAGTCCTGGAACCCAAGCTGCCCCTTCTCGAACTCCTCTTTTCGGAACTCGGAGTTGCTCTTGAGGTAGAGGTTGGACAGCGCAAGGTTCCGTCGGTTCCCATCCTTATACTGAACCCAGTACTGATCAGGGATCTCTCCGACAAAAGCAGTCCACACGAGAACCGCCGCGGAGTTCACCTTCCGCTCCCGACCGTGAGGACTAGGCTTCTCCATGCGATACATGTAACACCCATCCTTGTACCGGGGCGTGAGGAAACGACCGGAGTTCTTATTTCGAACCCGCCCAAGATCCGACACCTCGTACTTGTCGTTGAGGCCGGGGATCGTCTTCCAGTTCTCAGTCGCCAAAGCGAACCTTTCTATCCGCCTCCGACTCAGTGCATGAGCCAAAGATATAGTCATCAAACTCAGACCGGGTCTCTTCAAAGAGCTCATCCATCCGAGCATTGTAGTCGTCATACCAGGCCTGCCGGTATTCTGAGTAGGACACCAACTCGAGGTTCTCAAGACTGCAGTTGGCCATGTCACCATTCAAGTGGATGACATACCGACGAGCCCCGGGCTCCCCGTGGAACGCACGCCAGATAACAATACCACAGCGAACCATGGTCTGCTTACCTGAGTCGTCGCGATACAATGAGAACCCGGGAGCCCCGTCTGAGCACTTCTGGATCCGAAGAACTCGCCCACTCGAGATATTCCGCACCCGACCGAGATCAGATGCCTCATACCTTGAGAATGGGTGGGGTAAACTTCGCCAGCGCTCAGTCAATGTGCATGGCCTTCACGTGGTCCAGGAGGTACTCCTTCCTCCCGCTCTCCGCGTTCTCGACAATACGGAGCTTGGTCGTACGGCGAGCGTAGTAGTACCGACGACTCTCGCTCGTGTCGAGGAAGACAAAGAAGAGAACACCCTTTGCGATCTCCTGAACCCGGATGAGACGCATAGGCACACCCGAGACGATCACCTCGGAAACCTCGTCCGACTTGAGCGACTTCTTGATCTGCTCAAGGTCGGTGATCTCCTGGGTCGGGTTGTCGAGGCTCCAGGAGTCGAAGAGCGGATTGAAGATGAACTTCTGATCGCTGGTGAAATCAACCCTGATCATAAAGTCCTTGTCCTGACGCTTCAGGTAAAGGTACCACACCTTGTTTCCGTTAGCCTCAGCGTCGGTAGGCTCCATACCCATCACGTACCAGAAATATCCATTGCGCAAGAAAATGACAGGATGCAGATGCTGGAAGGTCTCGTTGATACGGAACGCGTTGAACTCGTTGATGCTGAGTCGCTTAGTGTTTCCCATGTTGATTGCCACCCAATCTGTCTGAGGTCGGTACTGAATGAATTCGAAGTTGGTGATGTCTTCAATGAGGATTCGATTGCGAATAGGGTTTCCGATTTCGAAGAGGACAGAGTTGTCAAACCCAAGGTCGAATACCCGAGTAAAAGACAGGATCCTATCCGCATCGTGGTTTGTCCTGAACTTGACGTAGAGCGCATTTCCACAGTCGAGTACGTCTCGGGCAAACTGTAAGAAGTCAAGCCCCTTGATAATCCGAGGGGTCTTGTAAAATCCTGACTGGGTCAATTCCACAATATCCTCCTCAGAAATAGCGGTGCACGTCAGCAGCCCACTCAGCGTTCTCGAGAACCCAGTCGTAAGTCTGGTGCCCCTTCTCATTAGTCATGAGGTGCCGTGTGAACTTGGACTTGAGGTCGTCACTGAGACGGAAGGTGAACCAACGCCCCTTCTCACGCTCGGCAGTGATGTAGAGATCAGTGGATCCGGGGACAGTCATGAAGGACTTGACGTCATACTTGATGTTCTCGTAGAAGAAGGGCGTCGGCTTGTGCCCGTCAAGGATCCAATAGTCGTAGTACTTCTTCGGCGAGTACTGTCGATACACGTCCGCCAGCATCAAACGAGAGCCGTTACTGATCAGCTCACCGTTCTTGACTAGAAGCCGGGTAACCGCCCCCTCCGAGTCAGACAGAGTGAGGAGCCATGAGTCGTTCGGGGCGGGGGTGAAATTCGTGATGAAGTATTCCCTGTCACGGAAGAGGAAGGTGGGGAGCATAACGCCCTCCTCAGTCTTCAGCTTACCGAGGTAGCGAGAGCGGAGCTCGTGAATGTCGACGGGGCCTTCGGAAACCTGGATGAGAGAAATCATTTGTGTGCTCACTTTTTAATGCGTCGGGGAATGTCGTACTCGTCGAGAAGGTAGTCCATGAACGCGAAGAGATCCTTCTCAATCTCATCCGCGAGCTCTCGATTTCGAACCTGAGAGACGTCAACAATGAAGCGATAGCTGTTGTTCGCAGTCCGCTTCTCAAGATGAACGGAACACCGCGGCGTACGACGACGCTCAGGGTTCTTGATGTAGTCGAGCACGATCTCTCGACCAGGCTTAAGATCCGGGTTTGGATACAGAGTCTCTCGAGGTTCCTTGCCTTCAGCTCGATCTCGCTTACGAGCCTCAGAGAGGGCCTTCCTCTCGAACTCCTCCGATTCCTTGACCGCCTTCAGAATATCATCAGCACTGACGATAAGTCGGCTAGCCACGTGTGTCCTTTCTATGAGATGGCGACCCCGGGGCCCTTTTACAGACCCCGGGGTATAAAATCAGCCTCGCCGCATCTCCCGAATGAAGATCCAGATCAGCCAGAATCCTCCGGTCACCGAGACCATGAAGACATCGAACAGGAAGTTGAAGAAACCGTAGCGTCGCATCAGGCGGCCTCCTCCACGTCGTCGTACTTGGCGTCAAGCGGGTCCTCGGCAATGGTGACGTACATCGTACCGAGGTAGGCCTTCACGCCGGAGTTCCCGTTAACCTCCCAGACATAGGGGTTGATGGTGAGGTCCACGTTCAGGATCTCGACATAGTCCAGAGAGTTGACTGTCTGCTCGTTGATGAACACCTTTCGACGAGTAAGGTTCGGGATGCAGACGATCTTCGGAGGACGGGCCCTGTAAGACACCTCCACCTTGAGATAGTGTGTGAGGGCATCCGGGTCAGTACGAGACTCCCGGGTCTTCAGGTTCCAGCCATCCTTCTCGAGGGCCTCAACCATGTCCTCGGGGATCTCAACACAGAAGGTGCGCTTCGTACCACCAGCGTAAGGACCCTCAGCGGAGAAGTCCTTGAAGAAGATACGAGCGTTCTCGATCGTCAGGTTGCCAAGTCGTGCCATTGTTTGCTCCTCAGAAGTCGGCGTGAATACGGAAGTCGGTGTGAACGCGAGAAGTATCCCAGGATCCGATCTCCAGGACCTTACGGATGAACCCAGTGAGGTTCTTGCGCTGACGGCACTTGAAGAGGATTGTCTTGATGCCGTTGGGGTAAGAGATCTCCCCGAAGACGCAATTGGGCTGACGGTAGAAGCTGACCTCCACATCGTTCTCGAGGTCGAACTGCATAACCCCCATGAGCGCGCTGGAGAAAGCCGGGGTGACCTTTGACCGCTTGTCGATGAAGGGCTCCAGATCCAGCCCCTCGAACTCACCAGCCTCCTCTCGAAGCTGACCATCGGGGGTAAAGTAGTCAATGATGCTCTTGTCTCGCTGACTCATGCAAGCCACTCCTTCTTGAGATCGATCTTGTCATGCATGATCTGCCTGAGGAACTCACAGGCGATCTGGTACTCACGGTTGTTGTAAATATAGATGGGCTTGATAGTGATGTCCTCGTCATGGAGGAACACCCGCATCACGATAATTCGGTGGATCGGATCGTAGGTGACAATGAAGCTGTCCCCGTTCTTGAGCTGGTACTCAATGATATCGGGGGCGTTACAGATGACGAGAATATCGTCAACGTCATTCTTCTCACGATACTCCACTCCTCGGCGGAAAGCCTCGAAGCAGTCCTTGAGATCAATGAACTCCGTGTCTATCCGAAGATGGGTATCGTGGGCGACAATCTTTCCTGGCATGCATGCTCCTTTCTAGAAAAGCCTATACCCCAAGTTAATGGGGCATAAGCGAGATCAGTCTTCGATCTCGACGTGGTCTCGAGCTTCCTGTACGGCCTTGACGGTCGCATCGAACTGCAGCTCCACTTCGCGGGCAACGATTGCACTAGCAGCAACACCAGTGCCAACGGATCCGAACCAAAGCAGAATCTTAGCGATTCCATTTGCATTCGAAACCAGAGGCTTGGTGAGCTTACTGGCAATCATACCAGCTCCGATGGAGGTGAGTCCGGAGATGATAATCTTGGCAACGGGCAGCATGAGGGTTTCCTTTCGAGTAGAGGGGTCTCATATTACCCTTAGTTTCTGACGCGGACCCCCGGGCCCTTTTACAGACCCGGGGGGATTCTACACATCAGGTGTAGTTATGCCGGTAGCAACCAGCGTCCTGTACAAACATCCAGTGCCGCTGCCAGAAAGGCCCGCGGACAAGAACCCAGCGCCAGCATCCCATATTATTCCACCTCCTTCGTGACTAGATATTCATAAGATTACGTCAGGTGTAGTTGTACCGGAAGCAGTTGGCGTCCTGTACGTGAATCCGAGTCCAACCATGCCAACGAGACCACATCCACATCCAACGTCCACACATATTACTTCACCTCCTCATGGTACAGTCGGGAAATAGTCTTCCTGCTCGAGCCAGGCATAAAGACCAGCTCGTTCAGGCCGTCATGGGTAAACATGTACGCAGTCCAGTGTACCCAGTTGAAGCACAGGATCTTGCCGTCTCGGGGACAAGCGATTCGACAGTACCCCAGGTCATCCTTGAGGATACGGGCATTCCAATACTTATTGACTCGCCCGTCCTGAGAATATACAGTCACCGTGAAGTGCTTGACATTGACCCCGTAGATGATCGGGTCGTCAAGAACCGGGTCTCGATCCTTCTCGATCGAGTGCTCTTTGTAAGGACCCCACTGATTCTCGTACTCAGCCATCATTGTCTCCGTCCCAGATGTATCCGTCAAGCTCCAAGGGTGAAGGCCTCGAAGTCGCCGAATTCTCCCACCGCAGCCTTTGCATCGTCAGCAAGACCCTCGAAGTAACTCCAGTCGACCCACTCCTTCCAGTCGTCTGCGTGGGCTTCCTTGAATGATTCGAACTGTACCCACCGGTGACCGGTACTGCCTGATGCGGCATGGTAGTTACCATCTTTCTCGCGGAGAAGGATCCCGCCTCCACGGTTGACGGGGACGAAGGCGCCGGTCTTGCCGACGAACTCCATCTCTGGCTTCTCTTCTGTTCCGTTGTTCAGGTACAGAGCGGTAGTGACGCTCTTGGTCTCCGCCACGTCTCGAATATCCAGCTCCTCCTTCGAGAAGAGCTCCTTGAAGACGTAGGGGTGCTGGAACTGGGCACCGGTGGCGCTCCACTTCCCATCCTCGTAGTCGACATATACGGCCTTGTTCACAAGACACATACGATCGTAGGTGGCCTCGTGCTCGAAGGTGTAGCCGTACTTCTTGCCGAACTCCATGACCTTCTCGATGATCTCGGGAGTGGCCCTTGGAATCTTGATCGAGTCGGTCTTGATATGTGCGACGTCGAAGCCCTGCTCCTGGACGAAGTGCTTCAGATCCACCATAAACAGAGCACCACGCTTTGCGACGATGTTGTCGACGTTCCGGGGGTCCTTGAAAGCATTGGGGAACTTCGCTGCAGTGAGACCGTACACCGAGTTGATGACGATCTTGAGAGCAAAGGCCAGTGCCTCATAGTCCACACCCTCCTCAAGGAATGGCTTGAGAGCTCCGTCTAGGAGAGACCCTGCAAGCTTGTCGTCGTGGTGCTTGATGGCGACTCGGGCCTGCTTGATCTCGCTGAAACGCTGAGTGTATCGGTCTCCGAAGAGGTTGAGACACTCGATTGAAGTGGGATGCATGCTCGCAACGTCGAGAAGTGCGACGTCGACGTAGATTCCTGGTTCGGCGTAGACGTATCCACCCTCACCGACCTCCTCCCCACGATAGGTAGACTTGCCGAAAGCGTACTGATAGCCAGGGAATTGCTCACTGAGATCGGTGTAAATGAACTCACTCTGGGGGTTCCTGTTCTTCCCGAAGATGATGAACTGACTGTGCTTATTGGTTGTGTCGTTAGGAGTCAAACCAGACAGCTCGGCAAGCATGAGACGGGCCTGCCAGTCCGCATGGAGGTGGTTGAAGACCTCCTCAGTTGCAATAACATCGTTATCACAGTACTCCGCCACCTCTTCCCAGCGATCCTCGGGAACGTTCTCGTCCCAAGGAATACCGAGCTCCTGGTGATGCAGACCAAGCTCGATCTCCCACTTCTTGAGGGACATCTTGGTGGCTGCGAAGTCGTACACATCGGTGTAGGACAGATTGTATGCCTCGACGAACCCAGCGGTGACGCTGTTCTCGATGATGCGCTTACTCAAGTCGTACAGCTTGGCGTTGTTGAAACCCAACGTACGGGCATAGAGAATATGGTTGTCGTACTTCCGGCAGTTGAAGCCGATCAGCCTCATCTCACAGAGGGCCTCGATCTCTTCGGGGGTGGGGTTAATCATCCGGTGTACCTGCGGATTACCCTTCACCTTCCAGTTCACGAGGAACAGGTTCGGGAACACCTCACAGTCGAAGAATACCAGCTCGCCAGTGGGGAACCCGACAGACTTCTCCTCGGGATCCTCATTGGTGAACGGCATCTCCATCACAGTCTTGATTGCCGCCTCAGACTGATTCGTCGAGTTCATGGCGAATGCCAGCACACGAGGCTTCAGGTCCTTGACGTCATAGACCATCCCCTGTTCCTTGGCGTCACGGAGGATCTTGGCGATGAAGTCGACCGAGGGCTTTGTCGAGGGATGGATCTCCTTCCGAAGGTTGCGCTCAATAAGCTCCCTGACCTTCTTCTCATTGGCCATGGTGGTCTTGTTGATCACTTTCTTCTCCTTAAACGGCAGCCCTTCCGAAATATGAGCCACCGGGATGTTGTTGCAGTGGGTGACCTTTCTCCTCAGAGAGGAATCACCTGTGAAGACCTTGATCTCAATGTCTTCGTCGTAGAGCCTCGCCAGTTCGGAAGGGTCTCCGTCGTAGATGTAGTGGAGGTGAACTCCATTACCACCTTGACTGGTCTCGGCGTAGGTAGGGGGCCATTCCGAGGCAGCCTGAAGGTTTCGATTAAGGTCCTTCCGACCGTCCTGCTTGATGTCAAAGTCGATGACGATGTGGTTCTCGGGGACTTTGACGTAGTGGACTTCATGCGTGTCTATCTCGCGAAGAGTGGTTCGAACGTTTGCCCATCGGAACTGCGGAGTCCCATGGTCTCCGGCTCTTTGGGCTGGACAGTCCGCCAGAACGTCGTCGAGAATGGACTCGGAGTAGTCGAGGGCCAGTGAATATGGCTCCTCTGGAGAAGCCTCGAGTTCGGCAGGATCCAGTAAGTAATCCCTGAAGCCGGAATAGACACTGCGTAGTCTATTGCCGTCATGCTGTACACGTGAATGAAACTCGTCAAAGTAATCTTTGAGCTCTTCGCGGAAGATGTATCGGCTCTTCGGGTACGGGATATTACTCTCACTACAGTACTCCTTATACAGCTTGTATGCCATGGTGAGACTAACGTACTTCTCTTCCTTGAAGAGGAGGTAGTTCTCCTCAACAAAGTTGTAGAGCACATTGGTCTTCATCATCATGTCCTGTGGCTTATAAGCGTCGTAGTAGTGCTTTCCAAGACTCCTATAAACCCCAAGACAGTGATTAGCGATCCTACCAAGCTCGTCACGGATCTGCGTCATCAGTGTCTGATACTCGTCAGCCCCCACGGTTTGTCCGGTGGGGGAGATGTCAATCAATCGACGGATAATACCAGACTTAGAGTCTGTGATCTTGACTGGCTTGTTCGTGCCAATGAAGAGGAGGGCGTTGATTCGCTTGGGGTAGCGCTTCACACCCTTCTCGTTGATCAGGATCGTCTCATGGGCAACCACGCTGTTAAGAAGGCCATTAGTTTCGATACGAGAGAGGTCTCCATCCTGATCGATGGCCACGAGCGAACTCTTACCGAGGGTACTTGTAGCAAACTGATCTGACTTGGATCCAAGAGCTCCTGCATCGAATGTAGTTGTATAGCCTTGGAATAGAAGCTCCAGAATATTGAGGATCGTTGACTTTCCAGAACCCGGGGGACCATATAGGACGGCAAACTTCTGAATCCTCTTAGAGTCGCCAGCCACGATGGAGCCGATGAGCCACTCAAGCTTTCGTCGAGCATCCTCATCATATAGAGTTCCAACGAGAGATCCCCAAGCGACCGGCTCGCCCTCCTCGAGAGAGTATGGCAGCCTTGCAGTGGCATAGTCTTCCTTTCTAGGAGTACTGTCCGCAAATATGAGCTTGCTGTTAAGCTCCTGACCGTTGTCAGGTAGCCTGGACTTCCAAGTCTGGAAGCTGGTCCATAGTCCAGTGTTATAGTTGGACATAGTTTTCACAACGGTCTCGATCTGACCCTTGTGGTTCTTCTGGTGCTCGAAGAGGGACCGGTCTACAAACGTAGCGACGTCAAACTCGTCTGTAGACCAGAGTCCCTTCTCCTCATCCCAGATTGCCTGGAAGTCTCGCCCCTGAATGAGAATATCCCTCGATCTTCCGACGAGGAACTCAGGGTAGATTTCCACCTTTCCACTCTTTGTGGTACGCTCGCAGATTCGGTAGAAATCCATGAGTCTCCTTTACAAGTAATGTTCGTTTGCATAGGCGTTCATCTGGGCCCAGAGTTCCGCCTTACGCATATCACGTGCGCCATGAAGGGGGATCGCACGAAGAGGGAACATGGATCCGTGCCCCAGCTTCGTGTAATCCCTTGAGTTGATCCGCTCGAGGATAGAGTCGACTTCTTCCTCATGGCGTGGGTTGAACAGTGCCTCATCATTGTAGTCATAGAGGCCACAGTTCTTCACCATCTCCCAGAAGTACCATTCGAGGGAATATGGTGTATCGTCATCCTCAAGCATCATGTCCATACGCTCGGCCAAAGCGATGAACATCTCGAGCATGGAGCAATACTGCTCGTTAAGCCAGACGTAGGACACGTCGTTGTTCTCTCGAACAAACTGCCTACGAAGGTCAATACCATCCTGTGCACGGTTGATGTCGTTCTGGATCGTCACCCGGAACGGCGTCTGGTGCATGATCTCGAGTAGACTCAAATATGACTCCTCGGGGCACTCGGCCATGCGAGTATCCCCGGTTCGATCCACAAGCCACTCGAAATATGAGTTATCCGGTGCTGCCTCGATCATTACTCGTCCTCGTAGTACTCAACCCCGAGAACCGAGTGCTCGTAGGAATCGTCGAGAATGGTGATCTCGAAGTCCGCGTGGCGGCTCATGCTTCGGACATAAATGATAGAATCGGAGGCAGAGATTCCGCTGATGATGTTGTCGAACCAGGACGTGTCCTGCATAGGAACGCCCCGGTTATCAGCGAATACGTCGTCCTCCATATAGTACGTAAGCTCGACATGCTCCTGATGACCCTTAGCCCGGAACTCCTCTTCGGTGATCTGGTAGGCCTCGAAGTGCTGTCGATCCATCGTACGCTTGGTTACTTCCTCCTGGTCGGGATCTTCCACAGGAGTCGGAGAGTAGTCCACAGCAACGCTCGGTACCACCGGCTCAGGATCGGGTTCGCGATCCTCTGAATCAGAGCCATCTCCCACTCGCTCTTTGTGCTTCGCTTCAGCAATTTCTGCAAGCTCCTTGTTGATCTCAATCGTTGCTTCTTGGAAGTCCCGCTCGAACTTGCGAGCAAGAACGAAATATACGCCAAGGCCGCCGGTGATAGCTCCGGCTCCGAAATATGCAATCTTCTCAAGCATATACGCCTCAGATCTTGTCGTACATCACGCCGTCGACGTTGAAGTCCAGCGCCCACTTGGTGACGGTACGGCCGTTCTTGTCCTCGCCCTCGAAGGTGCCCTCGAAGATGTTGAAGTCGACGAAGTCGTCACCGTTACCCTTGACCCATCCAGTCACGGCACCAGCAGGGGTGTGGGGGAACCCGAGCATCTTGTACACTTCATTGAGGAAGATGTGCCCACGAGTCTGCAGAATATCATTCGCGTACTGCTGCTGGCACTTGAGGTGCAGCATGGACAGGTCCTCATCAGCAGACCAATTGATGTTCTCGTCATCGAAGATAACGCCATAGGGCGAGACACTGTCGACAGCGGAGATCGCCTCGAGAGTCATCTCGTCCTTGGTGAGGTCCTCATCAGCGACAGACACGAGCGCGTCAATCACCGCATCCTTACCGAACTTGGACTCGACCTTCTTCTTGTAAGTCTTGAAGGCCTGGTCAACAGCAGCGTAAGCAGCAGCCAGAGAGGCATTCCGCTTGAGCATGATGCCGTGCCCAGTCACCAGAGAGGCAATAGAGGCGGCACCGAGAATAAGGGCGGGGGCATAAAGCTTCGCCAGCTTGGTCGTCATTCGGGTGTAGAGGATGACCTTGTCCCGAGTGGCGTCCTTATCAGTGAGCTTGCCGTCCTCGTGGGCCTCGTGGACCTTGACGAGAAGGGCGGTCTCCTCAGCTAGAGTCTCCTCAACCTTGAGAGTAGCCTTGGAGGCTAGAACGGTGGTCCCGATGAAGCCGACAGTACCGGCTGCAGTCAGAATAGTGGGGGCGTGCTTGCTGAGAACCAGTCCTGCGCGTCCAGCGAGGCGGGTGACAATTCCGAGATTCATTTGATACGTCCTGCTTTCTTGAGTCGAAGGTAGATAGCGATTGCCTGGTCGTCTTCCATGCGTTCAACACGGCGACGCCATTTGTCTGAGAATGGATAGGCGGCGATAAGCTCAAGCCGCACTTGCTGAGGATTCATCGTGCATTGATGTGGTCAGGTTTCGGGAGCTGAAGCATGTAGCCACGACGGCTACGGATCACCGACATGTACCGGGCCGAAGTCCAGCCCCAGTTCTCGTCAGTGTATTCGGTAGTGATACCGCAGAGATCGTAGAGGTCGGCGACGGTGGCAAGACCGTACTCCTCGATGATGTCGCCAAGTCGGTCGATAACGAGATAAGCTTCATCTCGGGACTCGAGCTCGATCTCTGAGAAATCATGGTATCGACGTGTACGAGGAGAAGCGTCTCGGCGATTGCCTGGTGCTGAGCCTGGTCGAGAATATGATCCGTATGAGACACGGGACCCCCCGGACGAGCTGCGAGCTCGAGGAGAAGACTCTCCGAAGAGGAGACGTTCGATGCCCTGGCTGACCAGATCCGAGAGTGTGTTCTTGATAGCAGGGATAGTAACATCGTAGAGTAGATACTCGCCGACATTGTGGATATCCTCTCCGACGAAAGCCGAGATAGCCTTCGTCCCGAAGTTTGCCTTCTTCTTGGTGACGGTGGCAGTGGTAACCTGCTCAACCTTCTTGCGCTCGGGGAGCTTGCTGTTGGATGGGAGGTTCGGACGAATCGGTGCGTTAGCCAAGGTGGCTCCTTTCAAGGAGGTGGGGGCCCCAGATTTCTCCAGGGCCCCCAAATATGAATCAGAGGTTGTTGAGCTCCGTCTCCTTAAGCTTGGCGTCGAGCTCCTTGTACTTGGGATCCTGCTGAACCTGCTTCATGATCTTCTCAGGCAGGATACCGTTGTAGAACTCACGGACGAGAGACGGGTTGTCCATGAGCTGGTCGAAGAGCTCCTCGTACTCAGGCGAGTTGAGGAAGGACTCCTTGATCTGCTCAGACTTGACGAAGCGCTCACCCTGACGCTCACCATACGAGGTACCGATGAGGTCATCGAAGAACTTCATCATGGTGTAGAGGTCCTCGTTGTCGATTGCAGCCTGGAGCCACTTCTCGAAGTTGGTGACGTTGTCGTACCGCTTGATGAAGTCAAACATCTCACGGCGGCTCATGTGGAAGTAGAGCTTCTTGGTGGTGGGCTCGTCGTCGAAGATACCACGGACGCGGATGATGTGAGAGAACATGTATGGTTTCCTTTCAGTTGATCTTGAAGTAGTTTTCCTTGGGCGCGACTAGAAAGTCGACCGTAAGTACTGGCTCACCCTTTTCAGTGAGCTGAGAACCAAACTCGACGGAGAGGGAGTTCGGTTCGGACCATCCAACCAGTTCACCGGCTGCAATTGGTGGAAGTCCAAGGCCGTTGTAGAACTCGTTGAGGGAAGCGTAGCACTCAAGGTTGAGCTGCCCATTGATGTTGTTCTCGACTCGGCGGATGGATTCGATGTCGGACTTGAAATAACGCCCCGAGAAGATGTCATAGCAGAGAACGTCCCCTCCCCCGGCCACAAGAATAGTTCCGGGATGTGGTTCGCCAGCTGCTTGAACCGATTTCTCTGCAACGCGGGCCTTAATCTTCTCGCGGTCCTTCGGCTTAACCACGTCCGCCACCGCTTCTCGATATCGCTTAAACGCCGCCTCCGAACCTGTGTAAGCCAGTGCGAACGCCGCTCCTCGAGAGTACTGAATACGATTCGCCGCGATGATCGATACCAGAGTGCATACGCCTGCGATGGCCGGGGGAATATATACTCGATATGATACTGCGAACTTCTCCTTCCAAGAGAGGTCTTCGGGTGAGCGAAGATTGGCTTCACAGTAGTCTGCAATCTTCTCGACTGCGAGCGTAGTAGACTTCGCTGTGAGTACGGCCGTAGCAACGGTCCCGACGCATGCCGAGGCCGTGAGAATAGCCGGAGCGTTTGCCTTGAAGAATTGCGTAACACCGTTCGCATTGATCACTTGTCCTCCTTCATCTGGATCTTGGTCTCTTCCTTACCGAGGGCCGGATATGTTGTACGAGAGATCTCGAGCTTGCTCAGGTGTGCTGCGACCTCCATACGGATGAGCGATTCGATGTCCTTACGAGTTAGGACTCCCTGCTGCTTGATGGTTCGATCGATCTCTCGCCTGAGGTCAGACGTGATCACGAAGTCCCCACGAGGGCCCTGCTCGCCATCGTATCCTCGAGGGCCACGCTCACCGGGTTCTCCCTTAGGTCCAGGCGGCCCCTGAATAACCTTGACCTTACACCACTCTGACTTGAAGATGTAGGTGAAGACTCGAACAATGAGAGTCATGATATTGATCCAAAGGATGACGATAGAAATCGCTCCGATAATATACAGAGTCCACCAGATGATGCTCACTTGTGCTTCCTTTCAACTCGCTTGAGACGGGGCTTCAGTTTGTAGTTCTGCGGATTGTTGATGCAATCCAGGATATAATCCGGCGTAAACTCCCAAACACCATTCTCCCGAGGGTAGTGTCGGAAATCGATGGAGTCGGCAGCCATTCGGCGCAGATATTCCCGTCGGTCGTCTCCTCGTGAATATGCGCGAGCCTCTCCGGTTGTTCCATCAACACCGAGGTAGAGTACGGACAGAGCGTCTCCGACGACGATGTCTGCGTGCTTTTCCAGGAGCTCCATAACTCCTCCTGGTGTGAGGATAACGCAGCGGTTCGTCTTGGATGCAGATCGGACCAGTTCGTCTCGAGGAACACCATACCGCCAGCCTCGGAAGGTCTCGACGCAAAGGAGGTCACCCCGTACTTCCCATTCAGCAAAGCTTTGATCTTTGAGGAAGTAGTAGGAAGATAGGTCCTCTCCCATACGCTTAGGTCGGGTCGTTGCAGTGCGGACTGCATGGTACCCCTCATTCTCAACCAGCTCCTTCTGGAATGTAGACTTGCCTGAACAACTTGGACCGAGAAGTACGACTAACATATCACTCCGCCGAGATCGTGTAGAGAATGACTGTCATTGCACAGAGGAGAAACCCGATTGCGGTGATAACCAGCTTGACAAAGAATGTGACATTCGTCAACCACACAAGCCAGGTTGCGAAACTGATTGCGCCGAATACGATCAGGAAGATGAGGCTGATGAGGATGTAGTAGATTGGTGGTTCCTCGAACATGTGTGCTCCTTTCTCGAGGAAAAGCCTATACCCCAAGTCGGGGTATAGTGCTGAATTACCAGCGGTTGATCTTACGATCACGGCGCGCGATGAAGCGCTGCTGAACACCAACAACGTGCTTCATCCGGGAGTTCGCACCCCTGCCAATAAAGCAGGAGGCGAGAACAATTCCGAGGATGAAAACAGCGCTCTTGATGACAGAAACGATGATGCGGGTCATGAGTGGTCCTTTCAAACGGAGGGGTTTCAATATAGGACCGGTTTTTCTCGCGGGTTACTTCATCTTCTTTCGAATATCTCTAAGCTCGAGCCAGATTAGCATGAGAAGGCCGTAGATACCAAGCCACTGTCCGAATTCCATATGTACTCCTTAGAAAAGCCTATATCCCAGGTCGGGATATAGGATGAGGTCTCAGTCGGTCTCTTCAGAGGCTTCGATCTCGTCGATCTCATCGAGGTCATCGTGCTCAAGCTCTTCGGGCTCGTCCGTGTCCGGAACCGAGCGGAACGCCATGAGGGTGAGAGCGGTACCGGCTGCGAATACAGCGGCGCCAGCAATCAACTTCTTGGAGTTGCGCTTGATAGCGGGCAGGACAGCGTCCTTGTTGAACTTGAACTCGACGATCTTCTCGTTGGTCTCAACGGAGGTGTCGGTGGTCTCAGTCATGAGGGTTTCCTTTCAAACAGAGGGGTCTCATATAAGGCATGGTTTTTCTCGCGGAAAGCCTATACCCCATGTCGGGATATAGGGTTGGGATCAGTGGATGTTGGCGAGAGCCTGTTCCACCATCGCATTCCACTCGTCGTCGGTCATCGTCTCAGCACGCAGCTTCGCGTTCTCGTTCTCGAGCTTCCACACACGAGCCTGGAGGGTGTAGGCGGTGTGCTTCTGCTCTTCGTGAGCAACGGCGAAGAAGATGGTGAGGATGGTGACGAGGATAAGGGCGATGTAGAGCATGGTCTTTCCTTTCGTAGGATCTTCGTTATACACCCAGTTTTCCCCGCGAAAGCCTATACCCCATGTAGGGGTATAAACTTGAGTCACTTCTTAGAGGCTCGGTACACGGCCATAAGGTCATCCACAATCTTCTCGGCATCCGACTCGATGTTCTTGCCGAGCTGTGCGTAGTACTTCTTCTTGTACTCGTCTCGCTCATTGGTCATTTCATAAGCGAGGTAGAGAAACAGAAGAGTACTACACATAGCTGCAGCAAGGAGGATCGACAGGATGACGATAGTGATGATAGAGGCGGCAGGCATAGGATTGTCCTTTCAGAGTAGGGTCTTCAATATAGGACTAGTTATCCTTGCGAAAAAAAAAGAAAGCCTAGATCCCATGGAGGGATCTTTGGCTGTGAGGTTAGTAGGGATCAGAAGTTCCAGGTCTTCTTCTTGCCAACCATCTCGGCGACAATCAGCAGGGTGCCGATGACGACGAAGGGGGCGATGACAAGAGCGAGGAGGGTGGTCATTGTGTTTCCTTTCTAAGGGTCTTCAATATACGGTGTGTTAATTTTGCGACTCCTGTGACTGGTGTGACTAAGCAAAAAAAAGATAAGCCTAGATCCCATGGCGGGATCTAGAACTGAATCAGAGATAGTAGTGGTCGTACTGCTCAGAGCTCAGTCCAGTAGCAGCAAGCTCCTCGGCGTAGTCGAGGGCGGCCTGTGCAGCGGCGGGAGAGAGGTTCATGAGAGTGTCCTTTCTATGACGGGTTTCAATATAGAGCCCGTTTTCTACGCGAAAGACTATACCCCAAGTCGGGGTATAGGTGAAGTCACTTCGCAGGGAAGAACTTGTCTTGAACCTTGAGATACTTGTCCAAGCACCAGTTGGTGTAGCGGAGGACAATGTAACCAGTGTAGTTCATGATGAAGTTCATGGTGGTTCCTTTCAGAGTAGGGTCTTCAATATACTGTAAGATTTTCTCGCGTAGGCAAAAAAAGATAAGCCCAGCCCCCCATGCGTATAGCACAGGGGGCCAGGCGAATCTCAGAAGGGTTTAACCTTCATGATCAAACCGAACGCCTTCGAGCTGACGACTGCAAGTCGCTCGTACTGGAGGACGGCTACGATACCAGCCATGGAGGTAACTGCACCGAGAATCGCGTCTTTGCTGAGCTTCTTGCTCTCGCCAAGGGCTTTGGCTTTTGCAAGAGTCTCGACATTTCGAGCAATTGTGGTGTAGTCCTCACTGGAGGGATCGTGAAGCTCGGCCTCCTTCAGAGCAGCTTCAATTGTCTGCTGAATGGGGTCAGTCTTCTTCATGGATGGGCTCCTTTCTAGGGGTTCATTATACCGCAGGTTTTTCTCGCTTAGACCTGCTTGACGTCCAGCGTCACCTTCCCATTCCGGAGCATCTCAGCGACGCCCTGGTCGAAAGTAGCGTGGATCCCCTGGTCCTCAGACACGTGAAGGGCGCCGGAGGGCTGGGTACCCTGGTACTTGGTGGAGCTCACGCCGAGAAGTACACCCAGGAAGGTGTCGATCGCAGCGATCGTTCCAGCGACCTCAGTCGGGTGAGGCAGGTGCCACAGAGCCGCCAGCGTGAGGTAGAGCGCAGAGGTAGCCGGAAGGGCGACCAGTGCAACCCACTTGAGGATGTCGTAGGACTTGTTGTTCAACTTGCTCTCCTGGAGATGCTTAGCCATTGGTTTTCCTCTTCGCCGGGGGTCTAGGGGTGGGGACGACGGGAAGATTCTTGACCTCATTCACTATCTTCTCAGCAAGCCCATTCCCCCCGAACTCGGAATATGGCTCTACTAGATACTTCATGAAGTCCTCATACTCGTCGAGGGTTAGAAAACCTCGATGGAGATATGTCTTCCCGACATATACAATCCGGTCATGGGCCATTCCGAGTAGAAGCCTTGACGTGGCGGACTTCCGCTCACTGCGCTTCATGATCCAAGCCCACATCCCGGAAGATCCCAGAACCGACAAGAATATCGCAAGGATGATGTCAGTCAGGGGGTTGAATCCGAAGTGCTGCATGTTAACCGATCGCTAGATAGGGACGAACCCCGAAGGAGTAGTTCAGCGGGGCGTGGGAGAACTGACCAGTAGACTTCATGTAGACTGCAGTCTGTGCTGAAGCTCGTTCACGAAGCCAGTACTCCTCCTCAATGTTAACAAGGGCGGGGTTGAGCCTGAAGGCTGGGAACTGGTTGTGGTGGATACCTCGGGATAGTGAATCATCGAAGATGGATGAACCCCAGAGCATGGCCTCGTCCATGATGTTGATGTGCGGGTTATACCAGCGCCAATCCCTGACTGCGCCGTTACCATCGTACCCAGTAGCGACTCGAGTCCAGACGCCAACCATGTTGGACCGGTTGAACAGAGACTCAGCCATGCGGCTAGCCTTCGTCATAGTGGACTGGTTCAGGGTAGAGTCCACATAGGAACGCTGGTCCGGGATCGTGGTAGACCATGCGTCTCGGAAGAGCGACGCGTCCGGGACGACCACAATATGATTCTGTCGGAACGGAGGCTCACCGATGTTGATGAAGTAGTTGAACGCCACGATACGCCAGGTTATACCCGAGTAGGTCCAGTAGTCTCCAAGATAGAGCCCGGAGAAGGAACCGCTTCGAATCGCCTGGAGATATGGTGTGACGTTGCTTCCCAACGAGGCGCCTCGGTAGATGGAGTTGTGCACACCAACGTTCGAGTCGTTCAGCATCCCATAGACGGATCCTGAGTTGGTGAACTTCTCATTGATCTTGGTGATGTTGAGCTCAGTACCAGCGATACGGCCCTCAACGGCCTGGAGTCGCTCATTCTGGTTCCGGTCACTCACCTTGAGGTTGGCAACGTCGGTAGAGGTGTTACCCCCAGCGTTAGCCAGTGCGTCTCGAACCGAGTCGAACCAGGTGTTGAACTCGCCCTGGAGCTTTGCCTGAAGGGAGTCCAGGTTGATCGTCTCAAGAGGTCCGCGAACATAAGGAGTGCGAGCACTACCCACAAGGTTGATGATGTTCTCGGCAACAATCTGTCGAGAGTTCTTAATTACCTTGATCTGAGCAAGAGCGAAGGTCTGTCGGTCACCACTGTCTCCCACATTTGGGATCAGAGGCGTAACCGCAGGAGTTCCCTGGACCACCTTGATCTTCGCGCCACGGATGGCCTTGGATCGGTCAACCTCGACACATACGAGGTCGATACGGTCCAGAGTTGCGTGAGAACCAGTCAGAGTGACCGTCTCATCGCCCGAGTTCTCAACCCATCGGTTGTTCAGCCACGCCTTGCCGGAGCCGACGTAGACGGACATGCCGTTGTTGGTGGGTCGAACACGGAACTTGTCACCCACATTCGGAAATACCCCCGGGGCAATAATGCCGTCGAACAGTGAGCCGAACTGGTCGGCATCATAGGTCCGGTCGCCATTCACGGAGTTGTAGAAACCACTAGTAATGGCCATATGCTAATCCCTTTCTCGAGGAACGATGACCTCACCTGGTCCATTGCGAGTGAAGTCGATACGGAAGCCGTCGCCATTCCACTTGGTGCGAGACGACATGGAGATGGAAGGAACCTGAGAGAACCCATCAGCCGACCAGGACTCGGTCATCTCGGTAAGCTGGCACTCAATAGGTACTGGGTCGCTTCCAGACGGGACGTAGTAAAAAATATCGCCTACATCGAAGCCATCACGGTACTGAACGTTCGAGAAGTTATTGATCTTTCCCGAGATCATCTTGAGTGGGGTATACTTCGGGAACATGGCGTCCAGAACCCAGAAAGGATACCACACCTCAGTCAGGGAAGAGATATGCTTCTTCTGAAGCGGCGTCAGAGCCTTCCAGTCCTTGACTGAATATGGCTTGTGGACCTGAGTGTTGTCCCACAAGACCTCTCGCCGAGTGATTGGATTCTCTGAACGTAGTGTATGCGCACGAGTATGTGTAGTTCCATCCGCAACCCAGTCCAGGTCTACGTCACCAGTGTCAAATATCTCGTAGATCGTACTCTTCTTATCAACGATCGAATCAACTGACTCGAAGTCCGAGAAGTTGTCGTTCTCCTGAGCAAGAGTAATTGTGTTGATCAGTCGTGGAGCCGTTATATAGCAGTGGATACCGCCATTCTCAAGCTTGATCTTGTAAAAGAGCGAGTACCCGTTTGGCTTGCATGCGGAGATGACATTCTTGAACATGTCCGCGATTGGCGCCCGGTCATAGATGATCCACTTACCATCCTGAATCTTCTGCCCGGTGTCATTGACATAGGCCATCTGAGACACACGGGTATTTCTATGGAAGTTGAAGTTGTCAATCCGTCGCTCAGGCTTTGCATCCTTACCGAGGTTGCTGTGCGCCACATCCTCGGCCATGGCCTGAGCATTGAACTGACCATTTGCATCCGGCTCGACCCATCGCCTATGTGGAAGGATTCGCCACTCCATCATCGACTCAAGAGATCGTCCAGTATACTTGTGGAGATAAACTCCGTCATCCTCCTGCTTAACCGTAGCAGTCTCGATGACCATAACGGTATCCGTGTCATCTCGGATGAACAGATTCCCAAGGCTGTACTCATAACCCGGCTGATCCGAGTATAGCTGAAGCTCGAACTGACCATAGTCATAGGCCCGTTCAGTCCAGTTGAGCGAGTAGAAGTTGTTCGGAACCTCGATAAGAGTTTCATAATTATGGAGGAACGCGAAGAACAGCTGCATCAAATCCCCCTGTAGAGAGTGTCGTATTCCATGGAGACGCTAACGTCGTCAACGCCCCCAGCATACTGCAGGGCGATAGTGTTGATGCCTGGGTGCATATGAATCCAGGTACTCCCCGGAGCCAGAACGCCCGTGATGAAAGACTTCCTACCTCGAGCCTGGTGAGTAATGGACTTCTTACCGGGTCGAGTGTCGATGACGATACTCTCGCCTTGGTAGAAGTTCCCCGCTCGAGAGATGGACATAGTCTCGTTGTAAGTTACATTCGAGACGATGAGGTTGCTCACAGTACCGGAGAACTCGACGGTGATAGTCGCACCAGCCGGGTAGTCGCCAAGGTACCGGATGTCCTTACCCGAGGAGTTAGTCATGTCGCCGAACTTGAGCTTGTGGTTCGGCTCGGAGAAGAACGGGAACTCGAAGGAAGGCGTGTTGTCGTTGAAACCCACGACCTTCTGGATCTGAGTAGCGGAGGACTTCCAGTACGGGTCAAGCCCAAGAAGGGAGACTTGGATCTCCTGCCGCTCAGAGAAGATGTTCGGCTCGACGGACTCGACGATGAAGTCGGAGTGCACGTTAAGCCAGTCGGTAGTCACACCGAGAGTGATGGTCTCTCCGACTCCGAAGTAGGAGTAGCACTTGAGTCGGAGTTCCTGAATGTCGGTCCCCCAGGGGATCAGAGTCAGTACCACAGTACGAGTACCAACCCTGACCCCCTTGAGGAACGCTCCGTCCAGCAAGGCATATCGGTCAGTGCTGATGTCTGCCTTTACTGGCCCCAGACCAGTAATCTCCTTGATCGCGACCCCCGACGAGTAGGGGTCTGTGATATCGATTGCAAGTCGATCCCCCGACTTGGTCGTGGACGAGATCTCTGAGATCATAGTGTCAACTTGTCCTTTGCCATAGCAAGCTGAGTGTGGGTCTGGCGATAGATAGTCGCCGCATCCAGCGCCTCAGGCGAGTTGTTGGTCTGGTTGAATGTGATGTTTGTAACACCATTTTGACTATTCTTGTCAGAATTGTCAACTGCGATCGGAGCAGGAGGCCGAGCTGCATTAGCAGCCTGAGCCGTGACTCCGATGGCGGGAAGGAAGTTGTTGATTCCCTTAGCCTGCTTCTGCATCTCAGTGAGATCCAGAATAGGCTTGATTTCGGGCTTGAAGGATGGGTCATCCTCAACGAGCTCGTTGACTCCGTCGAGTGCCGCGGCCATTGCGTCGTATGCGGCCTTGGACATGTTGTCTCCAGCCTCAGCGACACGCTCACCGGTGTTCTCAATACCGATGGCAAGACCCTCTCCGACGAATCCACCGAGTTCCTTCATCAGTCGAGAAGGAGAGTGAATACCGAAGAAGTTCTTGACCTTGTTGTAGCCCTTCTTGGCGACGGATACCATGGACTCGCCGAAGCTCCAAGCCTTGGATGCAAGACCGTTAGTCATACCATCGACAATAGCCCAAGCAATCTCTCGACCAACCTTGTTGAAACGAGGAGCGTACTTGTTAATAGCATCGCGAACACCTTCAAGTAGCTTGAGGACGGTCCACATACCCTTGTCGATGATCTTAGGTCCATTCCTAGCAATTCCATCCAGGAAGTTGAGGATGACGTTGGTGGCAGCGTCAATGACCTTGCCGATGTTGTCAGCAATTCCGTTCAGGAAGTTTGCCAGGATAGTAGCGCCCTTCTCACCGAACTCATAGGCGTGGTTGGCTAGTTCAGTGAGCATTGCCTGGATCAGGATGAACAATGATGCTACAATGCCTGGAATATTGACATTAATAGCGTAGATGATCGCTCCGAGCAATGCCGCCATGGCCACTGCAAGCTCTGGGGCCTTAGCACCAAGAGTGATGATGAAGTTGGCAATGGCATTAGCGAAGTCGATAGCTACCTGTGGTAGGATTGCCGCAAGCTGCTTCAGACCCTCAGTCAGGACGAGGAATGCTGCTGCACCGGTGGTGGCACAGATGCCCAGTACTGCCGCAAAGGCCGCCATACCGATAGAGATCGGAAGCAGGGCTAGTCCTAGTGCAAGTAGTGCAGCAGTAAGGATGATCATACCTACCGCGAAGTACTGTGCACCAGCTGCCGCAGCAACCAGGATCAGCATACCACCAGCAAGAGCAATAAGCCCGATAGCGAGCTGGGTCCAGGTGATTCCGGACAGGGTCTTCATAGCGGATGCCAGAGCTAGGAACGCAATAGATGCAATTCCAAGAGCAATTGCCCCTTCCTTGAAGGCATCGGCCGCAGCCATCGAGATGGCCAGGATGGCAAGACCAGCAGCTAGAGCAACAAGTCCCTTGGCAAGTGTCATGACGTCCATGTTTCCAAGAATGGCTACTGCTCCGGTGAGAACAATAACCGCGGCAGACATAGCTATGATCGCGGCAGCACCACGGGCATTTGCTCTGCCTGCAATTGCCATTGCTACGGATAGCTCCGCAATAATGACACCCAAAGCAATTACACCCTGGAGAAGCTTGCCAGTGTCCATAGTCCCTAGCATCCAGATAGCCGCTACGAGGATGTTGCATGATACGGCAAGAGATAGAAGAATCGCTGCGCCCTTACCCATGAAGGGATCCTTGCTGACGACCATCATAAATCCAGACAGGATCGCCACAACCGCAGCGAGGGTTACGACCCCCTGGATAGCCTTACCAGTATCCATGGACCCAAGAGTGTATACTGCCAGAGACAGAATGACACAGGACGCAGCAAGAGCAAGAAGGATTCCAGCGCCCTTCTCGACGCCCTTGGTGGCGGCCATCTTAGTCATGAACTCCTGCATGGTCATCATCAGAATCTTCATGGCGGCAAGACCGACCACAGCGCCCTTGAGATCCATTCCGGCAAGAATCCGGACAGCAGTTGCCATCAAAATCATGGCTGCACCCATGGCAATGAGCATAGCCACAATACGAACGCTGTCGTTCTTGAAGGCCACCATCTTAGTCATGGACTCAAGCATGTCGTCCATCATCTTGAAGAGATACTTCAGGACAGCTAGTGTGACGAGAAGCTTCGGTGCTGGGACCAGCGACATCAGAATTAGCGCCCCGGCAAGAACACCGAGAGCAATTGCGATCGTCAGAAGGGCCTTGGCTTTAACCTTCTGCTCGAATGCCTCGAGGACTCCGCCGAGCTTATCAAATACATTGCCGAGTTTGTCAGCAACATTTCCGATCTTGTCAAAGTTCTCCTTAAAGGAGTTTATCCATCGAGTAAAGGCGATAAGTACTCCACCACCAATAGCCCCGACAAGGATCTTACCCATGTCATAGGACTTGAGGTTGGAGTTCGCCTGGCTCATAGCGTTGCCGATGGAGCCAAATGCGTTCTTCGCACCCTCCTTTACCTTAGGGGCAAAGGTGTTGACTACGAAGTCCTTGAACTCGACGAACTTCTGTTTGATAGTGTCGAAGAGTTCCGGGAGGTGTACGGCTCGAGCGACCTGCTTGATGTCCTCAAACCACTTCTTTAGGAAGTTCTCTTTGGCCGCTTGTCCGGTTTCCTTAGCCGCCTGTGCAGCGGCGGATCCAACCTCAGTGACTGCTCCTGCAGCCTCCTTAGCCTTAGCTTTAACCTCGCCGTGACCGTTAACCCAGTCTCGGAAAGAGACGGCTACTTCCTTGACCTTACCGCCGATGTCTGAGAAGGACTTCCCAAGGTGGTCCCAAACACTGCTATTTTGAATAGTGTTCCAGGTATCGACAAGGGCGTCCTTCAGTTCAATGAGTTTCTCCTTGAGCCACTGGACCTTCTCAGAGATCTTGAGCTTCTGACCGAGTTCATCGAACTTGGTTCCCAGAGAAGCGACAATTGCCTCAGCCGAAGACATGTCTCCTAGGTTGAAGCCCTTGAAGTAGTCAGACAGAGCGGCTTTACCGGAGATCAGCTTAGCCTTAAGCTTGTCGCCAACACTTCCGGCGAACTCGTTGATCTTGGACTTGGCCTTGTCTACTCCGCTGTGGATGGAATCCATCGCGGCAGAGAACTCTCGACCAATTACCGAGTTCTTAAGAGCGTCCTTGACGAGTCCGAACTTCGAAGCGAGGTTCTTAAGCCCCTCTCCGGCACCCTTGACCTTTCCTGTGAAGTCGATCCACATGATGAAGTCGTGGATCTTGTCAGAGACCCACTTGATGGCCTTGCCGACCAGATCAATTGGTGGTAGAAGGAGTTTGAGGATCTTACCACCGAGGTCTAGCTTGGTGAACCACTGGTCGAACCAGTAGATCGCCTTTCCAAGAACTTTAGTTATCTGGAAGATACCGGAGTTGATACCAGTGAACGCTGGGAATAGTGCGCTGATAATGTGTGAGGCGACTGTAAAGATGACCTGAGCTACCTCACCGAGGATGGTGGCGAAGATATGGAAGATCGAGAAGACCCCTGTGAACGTCCACTCGAGCTTCTCGGCAAAGTTATTCGTAATGATAAGCTTCGAGGTGAAGTCCGCAAACGCCTTGGTGATACGGACTAGGCCTTCTGCCGTGGCATTCATGAATACTCGACGGAAGGCTGTTCCGATCTGTCCGAGAACCTTGACGATTGCCCAGAAGATATTTGCCAGACCCTGAACGAGGGCGGTGCGTCCGCCAAGGTCCTTCCACATCTGGAGGAACCCATTTCGAGCATCGGCGCTAGACTTAATTACCCCACCCAGCCAATCACCAATAGAGGTGAAAAGGACTGATGCCTCTTCGAAGTCACCAAATAGGATCTCGAACGTCTCTGCCCATCCAGAGCCAATAGCTTCCTTAGTGGTATCTACTAACTGACTAAAGGTTCGGATCTTGGTCGCAGCATCAAACGCACCTTGAGCGAACTGCTTGAGTTTATGGGCCTGCTCCTCTGAGTAGCCCATCTCGACAAGTTGTGCCTCAGAGAGGTCATTTGTCAGAGCAGTCAGAGTGGTCGTCATGACCTGAGCAGTAAGCCAGTCTTCCTTGAGAGACTCTCGGAAGTTTCCGTCTTTAGCAATAGCCTCATCATAGCCAGTACCCATCATTCGGGAGGTCTCGATAAGGGCATTCCTGAATGACTCACCGCCCATACCTGCCTGGACTAGCGAGTTCCAGTCCTGAAGGTGGACTGCGCCAGCCGCGATAGCCTGAGAAAGCTGGGTGTATGCAGTTGCTGTCTGCTGGGCAGTTGAACCCGAGGCCGCTGCGAGGTTAGACAGACCCTTAATTGATGCCACGGATGTCTGAAGATCGACACCAGCTGCGGTGAACAGACCAATGGCGTGAGTCATGTCACTGAAGCTGTATACCGTCTTATCGGCATAGGTGTTCAGCTCGGCCAGAGAGGTCTTAACCTCACCGAGTGTGGTCCCCTTCTCGACTGTGTTGGCCATAATGGTCTGAATGGCTCTCATTTTGAGCTCATACTCATTAAAGCCATCTTTGATGGTTCCGATGAAGCCGGAGACCACGCTTCGACCCGCGTTTAGTGCTGCGACACCGATTCCGCCGAATGCAGTTACGGCAAGACCCTGCATGACGGTCATGTTCTTGCCGATATCGAGGGCCTTCGTGGCCAGATCGCCTAGAGTCGTATTCTTAGCTATCTCGCCAATTCGAGAGAGACCATCTGCAGCCCCCTGCATCTTCAAGGATTCCTTGAGTCGGTCCATACTGGACGCGGATTCCTTGATTGCGGAAAGGAACTGCTTGTTATTCATCTTGAGCGAGACTACCCGCTCGTCAATAGTAGCCACTACTTAGTGACCTCCTTCCAGGCCTTCTTCGCTATCTTGTCGAATACGGGCCTGATAGCGGGATTGATGTAGTCTCGGCCGACGACATACCCGCCATTACGGGTGCCGTGGCCATACTGCAAGATGACGGCGATGTTTACGCCGTTGTTTACGTGCGAGTTTGTCCAGGTGATCTTCCAGTTCTCGCCAGTTCTGGTGACTTCGTAGTTCCAACTGGCTGCAGTCTCGCCCGACCTGGAGGGGGTCGCCGCCTTGAGAGCAGAAACCCCCTCCTTGCCGAACTGATTCATGATCAGAGCCAGGTCTAACTTCGTCATTCTGTCAAACCAATTCCTGGTGAGTTTCCAGTCTCCCTGGCTCTCGATCGTAATCATGATTCTCCTAGACTAGAGATTCGGGGTAGATGTTGGCCACTCCAGAGACCATACATCCGATGGCGCCCTTGGCCATAGCCTGGTCATAGGCGTCTCGGGTTGGGCAGATGTGCCCCCATACCGGCTTGCCGAGTCCGGTAGTTCGGTTCCAAACCTCATCGCTGGCATCGAAGGACATACCGATGTAGTCCCATGGCTTGTACCATTCGTTGATCCGGCCATCAGTTACCTGATCTGGATACGAGTATCCCCAGCACTTCCAGCCATCTGCCTTCCATTGCCCAGCAAGCCATCCAGCATCAACCGAGAACTTCCAGATGATTCTACCGTGGGCATCAGAAGGGAAGAACTTCTTCAGCTCCTCCCACTGAACCGCGGAATACTTAGGATCGAGTATTGTAATGTGACTCGAGCCATATGCTGCGAAGTACTCCTCAACCGTCATGAAGGGCTCACCCATAGTGGTGAACTTCTGGATCTCCGCCCATGTCATCTCAGTGACGGGGGTATCTGGAGCCGTCTTATCCACACGCTGGAGGGTTCTATCGTGGTTCAGGAACCAGACTCCATCCTTCGTCTTCTGACATGAGACCTCCAAAGCCCCTGCTCCGAACATAACCGCGTTTGTATATGCCCGGATCGAGGCCTCGGGCCAGCTGACCGATCCGCCTCGGTGGGCGACGAGGAATCCGCGGGTGTCCATCATGGTGTGTATATCGGAATATCCTCTTGGTACGGCACGCATGGTAGACGGCTGCAGTTCCCCATTCCAATATACGAATACCGGATTGGAATTTCCAGAATCGGTAATCTCTATACCAGGTACGACTACGGCTGGAGGTTCTGGATTCTCTTCCTCAAGTTCTACCCAGGCGTAAGCCTTAGCGCCATACGAGTCCTTAACTGAAGAAGCCAGTGCCCCGATGGTCATCGACCATGAGGATCCTCGGTTACGCTTACCGCCTCTAGCGATTGGGTCAGTGCCTGGGGGATACCATACTGGTTCATCTCGAGAAGATGGTGCGTGATATTGTACGGCTACTAGATTTTTCTTGGTCTTATCGAGAGTGGGAATACCTGGTTGCCAGGTATGTATCTTATACTTGGATACCCCGCCGATCGAGAATAAGACAAAGTTCTCTCTAGCGTTGGTGGCGACATCACTATTGAACTTGAAGTCGCCATCAAGATCGGCTTTTGTGGCCCGTTTTACAGCTACATACCCAGATCGCCCACCGGCGTCACGGTTGTATTGGAAATCCCAGCCAGCAGGAGGTCTGGCTTTGGTGTCTCCAAACTGTGAAGCATAGAATACAACTATAAGGTCGCCGATCTCAGCACCGGTACTTCGTAGCGAAGTAGTACCAAAACCATTAGCCTCAGATCCGCTACCAGTAGCTAAATGGACATGTAATCCCGGCTTAGGCGTCTCATAGACGTTGAAGTTATGGATAGTAATGTCTTGAGCCGTACCCGGAACCGCAATGGATGGCGCCCACATTGGATAGGCGTTATTTGGAAGCTCGAAGTCGAACTTGATCGCCGCATTAGTACCGCCCCGGATATTCCAGGTGGTGATGAAGTCCTGTTTATCGGTCTTCTGCTTACCTGCCTGGAACCAGTTCGCTCTCATGGCGAGCTGGGTATCTCTATCCGCCGTATACGTTATCTCGACCGTCCACTTACGATCACCGACGGTATAGGCAGCACTCTCGAATGGGGTGGAGCTGGATCCCTTTCGGATCAGACGCCCGTCACCTATTCGAGCGCCATTACCTCCCCACCATGCACCAATTACTGGGAATACGCTAGCCATTACTTGGCCCGCCTAACAATCACCGTCCCAGACGGAGTCCCAGCCGGTACTGGCTCATCGGGACCGAGGACAATCATCTTCGGAATCTCAGGGATCTTCAGGTTGTCGACCTTCAGCTTCAGCTTTAGGTAGCCTTTGAGCCACGGGATGATCAGCTCTCGGATCTCAGTGCCCGGGGGATTCTCGTAGGGGTTGCCAACCGGGTGCCACTGACCACCATTTTGAGGATCCTCGATAAGGAAGCCGTCGGTGACGTAGAGATGGCTAATAGCGAGATTATCCGCCTTATCGAAGACCTTCTGGTAGTTCTCAGAGGTGACCGAGTGTACCACTGCCCACCAGCGAGTGGACGGATAGGCCTTCATGTGGTCTGGAAGAATGGGCGAAGTCGGATTCTCCTCGAGGAACTTCGCGGCTGTCCCCTCAAACATCATACAGACGTCAAAGTCGAGGTCGCATACCGCCTGCGAGATGTTGGATCCTGTGTTGATCGCAATCACGAAGTCGATACCATTCTCACGGCGGATCGTATCGATTAGATCCTTATACCACGGAAGCCGATCCTTCCGAGCATCCCAGCCGTTGATAACCTCGTCAAGGAAGACCCCCTGTACCAGGTCGCCATACCAGTGCTTAGCGCGCTTCAGCTGCTCAAGGATGTACTCTTTGGTGAACTTAGCCGCATTGGGAACACCTCGGTTCTCCTCAGCATCGGGATTGATGGCCGCTCCATACTGAGTCTTGATGTAGAACAGGAGTTTCTTCGCTCCCGCACCGAGAGCCAGCTCGCCCTGCTTCTGGAAGTCTACCTCTTGTGCCTCCCAGTCTCCGCTATTGCGGTTAAGGATGACGTACCCAAGGTTGTCACGGAACTTCAGTGTCTGAGCCCACTTGGAGAACTGCCCAGGCTTGCCGTCCTGGTAGTAGTCAGGCCAGTAATAGGTCACTGGCGAGTAGTACCTGGCACCATTCTTAAACGGGTTCGTCTGTCGGAGTGCATCTTCGACATCTGCCTTCTCACCATAAGTCTTAGCCGCCTCAGCCTTGGTGAGGTACTGATCGAGCTGAGGAGCGACTGCATCCTGTCCGGCAGGACCACGTTCGCCTGCGGGGCCAGCTGGTCCGGGAGGGCCCTGAGGTCCAGGGGGGCCGGCAGGACCGGTCTGGCCATTATCGCCCTTTGGTCCGGGAGGACCCTGAGGACCAACATCACCCTTGGGCCCGGGAACAGGGGTACCTCCAGCACCACCGCCAGCAGGTCCAGGAGGACCCTGAGGGCCGGTAGGTCCAGCGGGTCCACGTTCGCCAGCATCCCCCTTAGGTCCGGGAAGGCCCTGAGGGCCGGTAGGTCCAGCGGGTCCAGGCTGACCGTCTTCACCCTTAGGTCCGGGAGGACCAATGGGGCCTCGGGGACCGATTGGGCCTGGAGATCCAGCGCCACCACCGCCTCCGCCGCCAAAGGGAAGAGGAGAAATCTCGGTAGTGGGGTCGACGGTCATGATGTCGACGGTATCGCCCTGAGAGAGGACCACGTGCTTGACAAGGTCGCACTCCGGGGAGTCGACATAGACGGTGTGGGTCCAGGAACCGGAGGGGCTAACCCCGGCACCTGGCGCCAGCACCTCGACATTGACAGCACCAGCTTGGTCTGTCCGAACCACGATCTCGCGCATCGAGACTGCGGCACCGTCGACGGTAGCCGTAGCACCCTTCACGTCAGGAATGATTCGGACAGTAGCCCGACCATTCTCTCCTCCGGGAATAGTTCCCGTTAAAGTACAGTATGGCGCTGCCATTTTGAGCCTCCTACGGCTGTTCGGCCCTGTCGAGCAGGGCGTTCACCTTGGTGTTTGTCTCGGCGCCGTAGACGCCATCGACCTCAGCGCCGACGGCTGCCTGAACGGCCTCGACAGTAGAGTCGTGCGCCTCCTCAGAGCCCTCACCCCAGATTCCATCCTGCTCAGTGCCGACCACGGACTGCGTGAAGGCCACGCCGAAGGGGAAGGTCTTACCGCCCCACTCGGAAGCCGCGGCAAGAGCATAGCAACGAGACCGAGTGTTCGGACCGGCGACGTTGTCGGGGGTAGCCCGGACTGCACGCTGCAGAGCGCGGATGTCAGCGGGGCCAGCAGGAGCCGTGTTGCTCGGAGAGTCGGTATAAGCCGGGCGAATCACATAAGCGATCGACTGATTGCGGACACGCCGCCAAACACCGTTCCCAGCAGACTGAGAGCCATAGCTGCCAGACGAGGTGTTCCCCTCAATCGTCTGGAGCGTGCCTCCGCCAAGGTTCTTCTCAACGAAGCCCACGTGGTCCGTGCCGCCGCCATCCCAGTCGTAGATGACGACATCGCCCGGTCGGGCGTCGTAAACCGATACGAAGTAAGCGTCAGGGTGCTGACGGACCTTGTTGACGGTGTAATCAGTGTTAAAGGAGAATCCTCCAATAGCGTCAATCTGCCCGCACTCGTCCAGACACATGCTGACGAAGAGCATGCACCACCAAACAGAGTCGGACGGTCCAGCAAGCCACTGCTGACCAGTTCGAGCTGCCCAGTATCGGCCAGCTTCGGATCCGGGCTGAGGGTCGTCTGGTGCATAGTAACCAATCCTCGCTGCGGCACGAGCGAGTACGTTGTCTGCGACGCTCACTTCATCACCTCAGTAGTCTGGGAGACGTGAATCTCCTTGTCCTCCATTGGATCAGTTCCGATGTGGGCCTGCGGAGCAAGCGCCTCCTCGGGAATGTCTTCGTGACTGATCATTGTTATCCCTTCGAGCCAAGTTTCGCTCGCCTGGCTCTGTTGAGTTCCCGGTTCCGTTCCATAATCTCGGACTGGGACATCTTCTTATCGGGCTGATTCTTTTGGTTGCAGACCCGAATTAGTGTGAGCAGTCGGTTGATGTGCCATGTCTCACACTCGAATGGGATCTGGCAAGCAATCATCCAGTAGTAGATTAGTTCGGAGGATGTGTATTCTCCAGATCCAGATTCTCCACCAGTCTCACGGATGGTGGTTGCAGTCATCGTGTCGCCCATATAGGCACTGATACGATCGACCTCAGATGGGGGGATCCTATCCAGGAGCGACGGGTCGTACTCTTCATCTGTGATCATACACTTGATGTATAGGGCCATCTCCTCAGGGGTGACTTTGTCGTTACCAATGAGGTGTTTATGGGTAATTGACTCCCATTTTGACAGCGCGACCAGGTTGTGCTCCAGGTGCAGGACTCCGCCAGGCATGGAGACAAAGGTGCCTGTCTCCTCATCAAACCCGTCGAGATCCGGGATAGAAACTATAAGCATTGCAGGCACCGAGGGCCCAGGAGTCTAGGTCTCTGAGCCCCCGGTGTGGTATATCAGCCTGCGAAGTGAGCCTTGATATCGTCCGGCAGGAGGAGCTTGGGCTCAAGAGCCCCGCCTCCACCCTGAGCGTCGGAACCGAACAGCTTGGCCTCGAGGGTCTTCAACTTACCGGCATCGACGTCCAGAGACGAGATGGTCAGCAGCGAGGTGGGCTTAGCACCGGACACGTTGACCGGAGTGGTGGACAGCTCCCAGGAGAACGAGATCGCCTCGGGAGAGTCGTTGACGGTCTTGTACCCCTTCTCGGAAGGAGAAGCCTTGCAGCCGTACAGGATGTGGAGCTTGTAGCCCTTGTCCTGGCCAGCCACGTCATCACCAATCTTGGTGCGGTAGACGAGACCGAAGGCGAGTCGGTCCTGCTGACCGATCTTGACACCCTTCGTCAGCGTGGCGGAACCGTCACACTGCTCGAACTCGTCGGGGTAAGTGTAGGCCTCAATTGTGGCCTTCAGCTTCTCGGCCGAGAGCATCGAGAGATACAGAATGTTGTCGGCGTAGAGGTCAGTGGCCTCGGCGCCCTCGGGCTTCTCGGAGATGGCGGTGATACCATTCCAAGCGACACCCTTGCCGTAGGTCTTCTGAGCCGGGTCATACACATACAGTGCGCAGTGGTCGACACCAGTCTCAATACGGCGCTCACCAGTCTTATCCCAGACAAGTGCAGCCATGTTAACTCCTAATAGTAGACGTCGAAGATGTCGTGATAGAGGTTGTCCGCTACGAGTCGAGACTCATGGCGGCTGAACAAAAGGTCCTCGATCTTCGTTCGTGTCGGGTCCTCGGGATGCCGGGCAATCAGAGTAACCTGGAACCGGTTTGCTTTGATATACTTGAGGTTGTCCGCATACATCGGATCACCCGGATGCCGCTCGTATACGATGCACGGATACGAGAGCTTAAGAGACGGGAGTGGTTGGTAATAGACCTTATCTGACCCGAGGATCTCTACCAGCTTCTCATGGAGAGCTAGGCGTCGGTCCATTATACACCCCCGTCAACTCGAGAACCAGACGGGGGAACTTCAGTTCCACATAGGAGATCTTCCAAAGTCCCCCCATCCAGCGTACATACTTGAGGTTCTGGATGTTATCAGTTAAGAACCCATCAGCAATAATGCTGATCTGGTTACTGAGGTTGATACTCCCCAGAATCTCGTCGCTGGCACCATAGCGACGTGCTTCACGAAACATATCGCCATAGTACTGCTTCTCGATTGGTTTGTCTTCCCAAATTCCCGGCTCGGTCTGGACCTGAGTTACAAATCCTATCTCACCGAAGAATTTGGCCATCTATCACGGCTCCGGGACGATGTTACCAGTCTCGGTCTTCCGCTCAACGATGATGGCCGACTTCGGGTGAGTCAGCGCACCGGAGAGGCGAGTTTCCAAGAGGTAGTGGTACTGGTTGAAGCTGATGTCGAAGTCCTCAGCCGCGAAGAGCTGGCCACCCTTGTCCGCACCAATGGTGTAATCAGACATGTTGACGATGATACCGAGGGCATCGACGGTGCCGTTCTTGGTGGAGCTGCGCTGCAGGCCCTTCATGAGCGGAACCTTGACGATCTTCGAGACGCCGACGTAGTCGGCCAGCTCGGAGACGCTGCGGAACAGACGGTGACCCATCTTGTCCTTGAGAAGCAGGATCTCGGTGACCATGTGGGGCTCAGCGAACCAGGTGGGGTTGCCAGCGCCGTCGTAGTCATCCATGGCGCGGACGATGGAGTCCAGGACGTCCTCGGTGGTGGTCTCCTTGGCCAGGATGACGCGAGGAGCGTAGAGGCTGTCCTCCTTGTAGATCGGGCGGATGCAGTCCTCCTTGATCTTGTCCTTGGAGGAGGCCTGGCGACCATCGCCAATGAGGACGGCTCGACCGAGCTCCTCCTCGAGCATGATCTTCATCTCGCCACGGATGTAGGAGACAACATCGAAGTCAGTGATGTCCAGGATGTCATCCCGGTCCAGTCGCTGCTTCTTGTAGATGGTGGTCGGCGAGGTGACACGCTGCAGAAGCGTGAAGACCTCGTCTTCCTTCTTATTGCCCTTAATGTAACCCCGGGCACGGGCCTCGTCGGCCGTGATGTCAGCGAAGCGGGTGCGAATGCGGGAGAAGGGGGAGTGCTTAGCAGCGCCGACGACGGAGTTAACCCAATCGGTCTTGCGCTTGATGAACTCCGGCTGGTTCCACAGATCCTTGGCCTCCGGGAAGAGGGTCTCGATCTGCTTGATGCCGTAAGCGTCGGCGTGGGCCAGGATGGCCTGCTTCAGGGAGCCGCTGGAGCGAGCGTCCTCGAAGATGGTCTCGACCTGGGCGTGAGTCAGGACGGGGAGCTCCTCGGTGGCAGCGGAGCCCTCAAACACGTTCTTGTGAGCCATAGTATCCTCAGTTGTGTCGGAATGGGCGGTGTCCTCGGCCTCTTCGGTCTCAGACTCCTCCGCCTCTTCATCTACGGAATCGACGAGCTGCCCGACGATGGCATAGACCGCCGTCTTCTGCTCCTCGGTCATTCCATCGAAGATCTCCCCGAGCGTGGGGTCGTCCTCGTCGCCATCAGCCTCATCGGCCTCCGGCTCCTCCTCAGCGTGCTCGACGTCGTCCGTCTCCTCCGCCTCGAAGTCCTCATCCTCGTCCTCGACGTCATCACCGTGCGAGACGAAGTCCAGCTGTGCATCCGTGTAGATGACAGCCTCGATCTCATCGCCGTCGTCACCATGCTCGATGGAGACCTGGTCGATGAGTGCGCCAGGGTTAGCGCCGCGTAGCACCAGGCTCACCTCAACGAGCTCGCCGTGGACAACGTCGTTGCCCCGAGCCCGAACGTGGGTGGCGTAGATACTCATCGCCTTGATGTCGCCGTTCTTGACCATCTCTCGAGCGGTCCGGCCACGGTCGGTGTTGTTGAGGTGGGCGTAGGCGTAGACGCCGTCCTCACGAACCTCAAGGTCGGCATGCCCGAGGACGTTCTCGACGTCGCCGTGCTTGTGCTGCCAGACCAGAGGTACAGTCTTCCCGTCGTACGCCGCGAATGCCCCGTGCCGGATTACCTTGTTATCCGAGCACCGAACATTGTTCTTCGTGGCGTAGCCAGAGAAATCGCACTTAACTGCCATTTTGACTACTCTCCATCAGTTCGGAAATTGGTACCTCCGATGCAGGGACGTCGTCGACCGGCTCTTCGCCAGGCGGCTGTTCCTCGCCCATCGGATTGATGTTGGAGTTCACCAACTGGTTTGCCGTCTCGTCTTCAGACTGGGCCCAGCCGAACTTCGGACGAAGCTCATTGGCGGTACCAATCTCGTTGCGCTTGACGGAGTCGACCAGCTTGGACATCTCCTCCAGCGGGACGTTGAGGAACGGATCCTCGATCGCCATGATCCGCTGTCGCTGCGTGCGGGCAGTCTTCGTGAGGAAAGTCCTGGTGATGGCGTCCGTGATCGCTTTCAGAACTGGACGAACCGTTCGGTTCTGGTAGTTCAGCATCTGTCGAGCATCAGCCTTACCGGTGAAGACATCCTCAGTCATGCCGAGCTGGTTGTACAGCTGCGTAGTGAGCCACTGGATCTGGCTCATGAGGTTGTTCTCGGAAGGTCGGTTCAGCTGGGTGATTCGCTCCGCACCATCGGTGTAAGCGATACCGTACTGAGACCCAGCGAGCTGTTCCTCAATAGCCTTGCGTCTGGCTTCTGCCTGCTGCTTCTTCAGCTCAGTCTTGACGACGTACGGAAGCTGAATGATGATGTCCAGCTTACCGGATCCCGACTGCTTATCGATGGCATCCAACAGGTGGAGCTTCTGCGTCAGTCGCTGCAGTGTCGAGTTCGGAGCATTCATCACGCTGTACAGAGGATTCTGTACAACAGCAACAAACTCCTTCTCAAGAGTCAGCTGTTCTCGCTGCCCAGTCTGGTCGTTATAGACCTCAACTCGAACATGGCGAGGATACCAGTTCAGGATTGTGCCGACTCGCATAGACTTGATGTCGTAGCCCTGAGTCAGGTCTGGGCTTACATCGGTGTCTACAGGAACGATCGCTACAGCGCCCTCCTCGAAGAGCGTGAGTACCAAATCCTGGAAGAATCCCTGGCCGGTCTGGTCGATGTTGGCGCTCAGAGACAGACAGTCGTCAAGGTAGCTACGGTAGTAGCTCTTTAGGTTGCCATTATCGTCAGTCTTGACGTGTCGAATAGGAACATTCGATACATCGATAGCAATCTGGTTATAGATGCTCGTGACGATTGTCTGGTCGCCGACGACAGGTCGGTAATTCAGGTTTGGATTACCGAATGTCCATGAACCGTACTCCGGTGTGAAGTTCTTCTTGTCAGGGGATTTTGAAAACGCATTCCATGCGTGAGCTAGTCGATCACTAAGACCCATTTCACCTCCTCGCTCATTCGAATGCCTCCTTGTTGATCTTGTATGCCACGAAGGCATCCATCAGAGCAGCCACTGAGTCGATCTTCTCTTCCGAGCGTTTCTTCAGTAGCTTCCGGTTTCCGTTGGTATCCTCGAGAGTCACGCAATTTCCCATAGTAAAGGACATGAGTTCCTGGTCGAAGATGAGAAGGCGCTCCGAGGCCAGCTTCTTCAGCTCACCGAGGGGGACTGATTCAGTTCTAGCGCCCTGGATTACCTTCTCGATACCATACGGTCCGTTCTCCTGCTCCCACCTGGTTACGAACTCCTTGGCATTGTATGGGTCAAACCCAAACGCCGAGACGTCGTACTTCTGTTCGTCGATGTACTGGTCTAGATCTTCATAGACCTCCATCATATCCAGGACGGTCCCCTCCATGACTCGGAGGCTGCCTTCTTGGATGAACTCGTCATACTTCTGGCGTAGGGCACCCGGCAACTTCATGAGTGTCAGCTCAGAGATGTATGCCAGCGTCTTTACGCCGAAAGCCTGATTCCGGAGTGGGAACAGGAAGGTGAATGCACAGAAGTCATCACCCTGGGACAAGTCGGCGCCCATAGCGCACTGCATGTTCCAGAAGGTGTTCTTCCTGTGCGGGATTGTCTCCTCGTAGGTGAAGAAGTAGGTGTATCCCTCCATGGGGATTCCGAACCTCTTGGCGAGGATGTCATTGCGAGCGGCTGGGGCTTGTTCCATTCGCTCGACGTCCTGCTGGTACCGATCATAAGAGACAGTAATGCCGATGTTCGGCTGGGCTTTCACCCACATAGCAGGATCTGCTACTTCCTTGATGTCATCAAGGCGGTAGTAGAAGATTGAGATGTGAGGGGCGATGTATTCACCCTTCAGGATTTTGAGCAACTCCATCTTCATGGTGTCGCCCACCGCATTGCGGATGGTTCCCTCGGATGAGACGGCCAGAATGACCGGGTCGTCGATCTTCGAGGCACCCTGTTCAAGTGCACCGACCACGTCCTCGCGGATGTCGCCGGAAAGCCACTCATCTACTGTACAAACCTTGGGTCGAAGACCCTGCAGCTTGTCGATAGACATGGGTCGAACCTCGAGGAGGGATCCGGTGAGGAAGTTCTCCACACCCTTCTTCGTAGCAACCAGCTTCTGGCGGTTAGCCCTCGCACCAGTTGTATTTTGAATGGATCCCTCGGTCAGGAACTTGTACAGCGGACCTCTGGCTCGGGTGATAGCGGTCCGGAAAGGACCCATCACCTCTTCAGCCTGCTTCATGGTCGGAGCCGTAGCGATCTGATGCGTCGTCGTAGTGTCAATCACCATGAAGTAGTTCTGGATGAGTGACATATACATCGACTTCGCCGCTCCACGAGCAACGATCAGATACTGCTTGATTGTAAGGCGCTTCTTTACTGTTTTGGTCTCGTATCGACCGCCGACTCCATCCTCATACGGGACGAAGACCTGGCGATCCTCGAAGTAGTACCAGCCAAGGAGCTGTTCGGCCCAGAGCTTGAAGCTGTCGAGCAAATGGAGGTCGGCTCCGTCGGACAGCGTGAGCTCGTTCTCGCAATAAGCGATAAATCCCTCTACAGCTTTGTCGTCGTAGTAATATTCTGGGTTTGCGATAAGAGCATCGATACGATTCATCTCGCATGAGATCTCTTCGCATACCGGAATCTCTCCTCGGACGACTGCATCTCGAAACTGCCCGTAGTATTTTGGTACTGCGGTGTTCGAGAGCATTACTTAGCTGTGCTCCCAGGGTTGCGCGGGTAGCGCTTCTTCTTGGGAGAAGGCTTGGTCTGCTTATACGACTTCGGCTTCTCGATCTGCTTTGGCGTAGACGCCTTAGGTAGCTTCTTACGATCGAGGCCACCAGTAGAGCTATATGTCTTATGCGCCTCTTCGGCGACAACTGACGCCGCCTCTGCTGCTTCCTTAGCCTTTTCTGCCGCTTTCTTGAGCGTCTCTCCGGCTGACTTTCCGGTCTTACCGGGATCGAACGACTTATCGAAAGCCGTCTTCATAGCCTTGGTTGCGGCGTACGTTCCAGCCTTAGTCAGCGAATTCTCGAGGATCGATCGAGTGACTTCACGACCTCGAACCAGGTGGCGATCGGCCTTGAGCTCCCGATAGCGTTTCTCTTGCTCCAGCCGCTTAATTCGAGACTGGAGCTCGGTGTCACTGATCTTCTTGTAGCCGCGGTTTGCGAACTTCTTTCGGGCCTTTGCGTCGGCCTTTGCCTGCTTCTTTCCGGCAACTCGGGCATCGTGAGCCTGCTTAGCCTTCTGAACCTTAGCCGCTCCAGTTCGGGCGGTCTTGATGGTCGTCTTTGTGGCGTTGGCGGTGAATCGCCCACTCTTCTGGATGGCCTTGATGGTGGCCTTTCGACCAGCGCTAGCCTTCTTGCGGATGACGCCCCATTTCTGGCCTTTTACGCCGTGGTGAATGAGGTCTTCTACCTCTGCTTCCCCTCGGTCTGATATATCAGTCGCCATGCTGCCTCCTCGATCAGCTTCTGGTAGGCTGAGACCAAGAAGGAGTTCCCCGGTGGGTCGAAGAACAGCTTAACCTTCATGGCGATGTAAGACTTAATAGCCGCTTCGTCGTCGATTGAATCAAAGACAGTCCAAGAGGTGTCTTTCTCAATCGGGGTGTCGCATTTTGGCCCCAATTGTGCGAGATCCATCCGTGCAGTGTTGATGTGCATGAGGATCTGGTCGTCGAAGACATCATATCCAGGCATGATGCCGATTGCCTTCTTGGTATCTTCAAGAATGGTTCCCATTAGATCCTCCAGGGAGCTTGATCATTCGGTCGACGCTCAACAACTCGTGGTGTCAACCTCGATCGGTCTCCGAAGTGTATCGCGTTGTGGGTATTCTTGGTTGTGGTAATGAGAAACTCTGGCTCGAGGATGTCTGGATTGAATTCCTCGAGATCTTTGGGCTGAATCGGATTCATGTGGTGGATTAGCGGCATGTATCTGATGTCAAGTCCCTCGATTCCGAGGTCACAGGCTTCGTCTCGAGCCAGAACAAAGTTCCTGACCTTCTTCCACTCCGTCGAGGTGTAGAATCGTTGGTTCAGGTAACGATCGAAGCCAAACGTGGCTGTACCGACTTGCCCGGTGAGAGCCAGGTAGTCAAACCGCTCCTCAAAGGTCTCGAGGCGCGCCAGTTCAGTATATGTTCGTAACATCTCCCGCTCCAGAGTATGTACGAAAGGCTTCGATGGCTTCTTTGGCAATCTTCTCGGCTTGTTCCGCGCTGACGAGCGCAGTCTTCTTCGCCTCGAGGAGTGCTGTTTCGTTCCTCAGCTTCTCTACCTCCAGCTGTTCTCTTGTGGAGGCGAGCTTGAGGTAGTGGTTCACCGTGGTTGCCGGTGCTGTACCCTCCCGAAGCTGCTTCTCAGCGAGCTCAAGCGCTAGATTGATCATCTGCGCCTCTCGTTGTTCCACAGTTCGAGCGGGTTTAGAGGGTGTTGCGGCCCTTTTACCCATAGTTGCTCCTTAGATAGAGGGCGTTTGGGGCCAATTGAGGGCTAGATTCTAGGGCCCGTTGTGAGCGAGACCAGCAGGAAGAAAGGAGCACACGAGAAACTTCCTGCGGGCCCTAGAACCTAGTCCCCAATTGGCTTTCCAAATATCCCTCCGGGGAAAATATGGAGGGGGCGGCGATGAGGGTGGGGGGCCTAAATGCGAGACCCCCCTCCCCCGGGTCGACGAAGAAATTTTTATTTTTCAATCATCGATCTCAAAAGTTTGATAGAAATTTGTTCCATCAAGATTGAGAATTCGATCAATTGCATTTTCAATTTCTTCGATTTCAAGTTCTTCACTTAACGAATCGCTTGATGTGCACAGCCTGGCCAGGAGGCCACAGGTACCGTAGCCGTGGGCAGTGTCAAAAGCAAACCATTCGTCCCATGAAGTTCTTGGATCGTAAGGATTGTCCACTGTGGACAGCATCCTAGCCATAGTAGACCTCCTCAGAGAGGCCCTGTGAGAGGGTGTGTACCATGGTGTGGTCAGCCCTCCTCAAGAGCACGGTGTACAGAAGTTGTTGAGATTCCCAAAGCTTCAGCAATCTCAGCAGCAGTCTTACCTCTACTACTCATAGCCTTGGCTCTGGACACCATGCTAGACGAGATCTTAGGCTGCGACCTAGGTGTAGCCAGTTCCCTAACTACTGATTCATCAGCAAGTTCAAGAACCTTGTTGAGAGCAGCCTGTGAGACAGCACCTTCCTGAATAGCCTGCCACTCTCGAGGAGTGATAGCGAAAGGCTTCTTACCAGCCCCCGTTCTTGAACGGGCCTCGGCTAAAGCCTGGCGGCGGGCTTTCTGGAGGCGCTCTTTATCATTGGCAAGAATTGGATCAGCTTGCTTCTTAGCCCTAATGACTGCGTCAGCTAGGACCTGTGCCTGTCTTTCCCTGGGTTTATTCCGGAGGGCCTCGTTTACTTTGGCCTTGAGGGACTTAACTTCAGGGGCGTATGTCTTAGCGGCCTGGGGGTTCTTTCGAACAGAGGGGATAGCAAGCGTAGCCTTACGGGCTTCGTTAGCCATAGCCTTCAGTTCGTTAGAGTGATTGGCATAGACCGTTTCAATAGCGCTCCCGTTCTTTGAAACAAGGGAGTATGCATCATGGGTCTCGGCCAACTTGGTAGACTTCTCAGTACGAAGCACAGTCTTACCATGCTTGTCTACATAAGTAGCCCCAGTCTCTTCATAGACCTTGCGACCAGTCTTCTTGTCAATGGGCCCACCCTTTGAAGCGGACCGGGCTTTTCTTTCAGGAACCCGTTTCTCAGATGAGGCACGGCTGATGAGAGTGGAAGCCCCAGCATTTGCCTTACCCTGGTACTTCTTCTTGAGGGCGGCAATACCGTTGTCAATCTCGGACTGCTTATAGTTGAGCTTGTGCTTCTCGGCATCAATTACAACCATGGAGTGCCTAACGGCCCGGGCAATCTCAGCCTGGTTTGCACCACCGATTGTCATATCAGTGATCAGGTTTGAGACCTCACCCATCTTCATCTGCTTCTGCTTAGAAGTCATGGGTGTCATTCCGGGGTAGGCAGGATACATAACCTTAGGATCGAAATCCTTCAGGCCCTTCAGAGCAGGAGAGGTCTTCACCTTTCCGCTGTTGTTCGGAATACAGAGAACAGAGTCTCCATCGAAGTCTGCACCAGACAGGCGCTCCGCCACCTTGGGGTGGATTCCGATTGCATCCTTAACCTTAGTCCCTATTGCTTTTCTGGCATGGGGGTTTTTGTTGTTGACTGTCAGCTCAGGAATCTCGAATCGTCCACCGTGAGGGTGACGAACAAGAACGACCTTCTCCCCATGTTTGAAGTTGGGGGCGTAAACCTCCGTGGTCTTCATCTTAGGGACGGGAAGGATCACCTGACTGGCCTGCCGAGGTAGAGCTGCCGCTTTAAGATCAACGGCATCGGAGTCAACAGAGTCGGCAAACGACTGAAGCAGCTTCTTCTTGACCGAGGGATTCGTAAGAGCCATAATCTCTTCGAACTCTGCCCGGCGCTTGTCTCGTACCTTCTTAAGCTGCTGCTTAGCAAGAGAGACGGGCTGCTTCGAGAGGAACTGGGAGCTCAAGGTCTTCGACCAATCACCCCAAGTACCCTCATCGTTGACGATGTTCATCGCCGACAGCTTCTTCTTGCCGTGGGCATCAGTGTAGTGAAGCTGCTTGCGGATTACCGAACCGAACGGGTTCGCCGGGTCACCTGTCTGCTTCTTGAGGGCGTCCAGTTTGTTCCCGGTGGGGTTCTTGTTGGTGTTGAACCGGAGATCATATCCCTTAGGAATGTCATCCGAGTACATTGCCATACCCTTGAGGTAGTGCGTACCGTCAACACTGATTCGAACCTGAGCGTAGTTGGAAGAACCGAGGGAGAGGTCTTTGACTCCTCGTCGAACCTCAATG